CTCGCTCATTGCGAAGGCCCGCCTGTATAGAAATTCGAGAGAAGAGAAACCCCCGCCGCGCGGCTTCACGCGGCGGGGAGTATTTCAGTTGTTTAGTTAGGCCTTGATTTTCATCAGGTGGCCGAAGTACGGATCGATGATTTCCTCATCGACCGTGTGACGCGCGCGGTAGACGTTGCTGCGCGTCTGTTCTTCGCGGTACTCCTCAACAACCAGGCCGGCGGCGCTGCCATCCTGCACCCAGTTGAAGGTGCGCATCAGCGCCGGTTCGGACAGATCGTTGCCCTTCGCCAGGAGCGCGACCATGGCGTAGAGGTCCGACCAGATGTCGGATTTGCTGAACGTCTGGCCTTCCTTTGCGGTGTTCTTCACGCCCTTTCCGACGAGGATCTGCTCCAGGTCGAAATACGCCGCCAGCGCGCCCACGATTTCCTTCACCGTGGCCAGACGGGTGTACTTGACCGCGTCGAGGATCAGGGTGTTCTTTAGCAGACTGTTCAGCGTCGGCTTGCTGATGATCAGACTGTTCGGTTCCATGCCGCAATTTCCACGCACCAGCTCCTTTGCTGCGAGAACTTGAGCCTTGATGTCGGTGCCGATCGTTGCCCACGGAGTTCCGGAGTTGTCCGTGTAGAGCGGAGCCCCCGTAAACGTCGTCGTGTTGAAGACGGCATCGGCGACGCGGCCTTCCTGAGCCTGAAGGATGCGCCGACCAGCAATCATGGTCGCCAGTTTCGCGGCGTCGAAGTCGTTCTTGTAGAACGCACGCTCCGAATCGTCGATCGCCTGTTCCGAGCCGTATTCCTTACAGGAATACTCCTTGTCTTCGGTTTCGAAGCTGTCGCGGTTGTACGCGGATCGTGACGCGCGCTTCACATCGCCCGTGCGAATCAGCGATTCGCGGGTGATGGCGGGATAGACCGCGGCCTTTCGATCGACGCCGATCAGCGGCGCCACTGCCAGTCCAATGAACTCGTCATTGGACTGCATGAACTCCATGAGCGGGATGCCAAGGTCCAAACGCGGATTGGCGTAAGAACCGGATTGCTGAATGGACATGAGCCATTCTCCTATGCACTTTCCGCGCCTCCCGCCGGCGGTATTTCACTCCCGAATCTGTTAAGCTGGGGCGAGGCATCGGGAGATGCCCTTTCGGCGGCCAAACCTAGCCCCAGCTACAACCTTCATTTTTTAACAACAACCCAAGCGCAACTTTAGACGGCGCTTAGTACCCGAACGCCACCCAACCCACGATCTTGCTGAACGTTGTCGCAGCGATCAGCGTTGCATCGCCATCCGTGGACTTCCAGGTATTGATGAGAACCGATCCCGCTGCGGGCGCACCAGCCTGATCGCCGACGCTCGCGGTGACGTGCATGGCGCCGTCGACAGGATCAGAATCGAGCTGGGCGACCACCGCCAAAACGACACTCAGCCCAGTTACAACCGTGTCCGCGGCCGCAACCGTCGTGTGCTTGCCGGCGACCATTCGCAAGCCCTGCGCAGCCGGAATACAGAGAACCTCAATGATGTCTCCATCGGCCGTCGCCGCTTCCAGCGCGACACCCACAGCCACGCCAGGAACACCCGTAGACAGATCGTCGATCTTGCCGTCTGCGAGGCCATAAACGACCTTGTTGACGGTGATCGCGGCGCCGGCGGTCATCTTGAACGTTCCCGCCGCATTCAGCAGGCGAACGGTCACCGATGCCCCCGAGGCCGCGGCCGCCTGCGTGATGCCGATCGCGGGCTCGTCGGCGTCGGCGTACACCACCGTGGTACCGTCGCTCAACTTTACGCGGCGGAATGCAGCCAGCGCTTCGCCGGCCGTAAAGGGTTTGTTTGCGTTCTCGGTCTGCTGACTCATCGCTTTGTTCTCCTCTTGCGGCACCGCCGCGCCTGATCTTCGCCTTATCGGCTGAAACGTTCGCCCACGCGGGCGCGACAGTTACTTTTTGCGCTGGGATTCCAGCCACTTCGTGTGCAGTTCGGGCTGCTCTTTCGCGAGCAACTCGATCGCCTTGCCTTCGGAGATCTTCTCGGCCTTCGCCTTCTCCTTGGCGAGCGACATGAAATCCTGTGGGCCGCTGGACGGCGCACTGAACGGCGCAGGCTTCGGACTCGAACCACCGGCTTCCACCTGCTTTTCGAGTTCGGCGATGCGCAGATCCTTGAACGCGCTCTCAGCCTGTTCAACGGAATTGCCCGCTCGGAACTGATCGATCACGAACTGCGGGCGATCCTTGAAGCGCTCGGAAAGCGCGTTGAAACGCGACATGCCTTCTTTTTCGTCCTTCTTTTCCGGCTCGCCGGGAGCCGCTTCCGCGCCTTCCTTCGGCTCGGCCGGCTTGATCTCCTGGCCGCACGCCGGACATTTGCCATCCTCGCACTTTTCACCAGGCTTCGGATCTTCGGCGGCGGCCTCTTTCTTCGGCTCCTCCACCCCGTCCTTCTTCGGATCTTCGGTCGGCTTTTCTTCCAGCTTGGTTTTGCTCACAGGCTTGATCTCCAAACAGTGACGGGCCAAAAACCCATCGAAAAATTTCTTGATGCGCTCGGGTTCAACACCGAGATCAAATGCGTTGGGAGCAACCGACGCTTTTCCCGTCAGCCAGGCCAGTACGCGCTCTCCGCGCACTGCCAGCTCCCCACCTTCACTGAACATTCCTGCGGGATTTGCGGCCGGTTCGTCGACGACATCCGAAGCAGAAAGCTCCGAAAGACGCGCATGCCGAAGTTTTTTAGTGTTGAGCGGATCAGGACTGACGAAATCCGTCATGTCCCAGTACATCCAGCCCTCATCTGCTTGCTTCTCAATCGCACCGTTCTCGACGAGGATCTTCTCCTCAGTCTCGAAGTCGCGGCTGAAGACAATGCTGGTCCCGAATGCTTTGTCGTCATCGTCGGCAAGATCCATCAAATAGCCTGCGAGATCACCTTCTGGAGATTTGCTGGCCACTTCAGATAAGAACAGATCCGCGCGAACGACATCGCCATCGCGAACAAAAGTTCGAGCACGCCCCAGAAACTTCCCGAGACCATCGGAGCAAAGACCAGGATGCGTAAAGCGCACCTTCAGGCCTGAGCTCTTTGCATTACCAGCCTCAACAACCTGAGCCAGCATGACCTCGTCGATCCACATATCGTGGCCAAGTGCTTCGCCGCGCGTGATCACGGCGTATCCGCGAATGACGCGCGCGTCTCGATCAACGCCGCGTGGCGCGGGCGCTGTTTCAGCGGCAAATGCGCGGAAGAGTTCACGTCGCGGCATGCGCAGCCTCCAACGGCATTTCCGCGATCGACGCCATTTCAGGCGTCGGCTTCTGTTCTGGCGGATGCCCGTCATTTTCGGGATTGTTGTCAATCACTGGCGCCGGCTTGTCGCCAGACTTCTGTTTCTGATCCATCGGCAAGCCAGCGAACATCTGCCACGGAACTTCCGTGCCGGTTTCCTTGGTAACTTCTTTCGCAAGATTGATCGCGCGGATGATCTCGCGTTTACGCGCAGCCTGGAACTGTTCGAGATCCTGATTCAAACTCTTCAGCGCCTGCGATTGAGTCGCCAGGCCGCGATCCATACGCGTGCCCCACGCTTCCGCTTCTTTCAACTGGTCGATCCAGGGGAATTCGGGCGCAATCCATTCGTGCTCGAAGATGTCGGCAGCGGGCGAAACCTCACCGCGGCGAATCCACTCTGCGACCTTCCATTTGTAGATTGGTGTATGCCAGCGTGCTTTGAGCAGCTCCTGCCAGCACTTGAACATACGGAAAGCCTGTTCAAGCGCAGCGCGCGCACTGCTGTAGTTTGTCTTCGACCAATCGAGCATCAGCAGCTCAAGCGGAAGGCCGATCGGCAAACCCAGCAGGCGCATGAAAACCGTAATCGTTTCACTAAATTCCGCACCCGGTGCCGTTCGATCGATGCCTTTGATCTCGTCGCCTGGATAGCCGTGGAAGATAATTGCCTCCGGCGTCTCATGGATGCGCGCTGCTATCGAATCATCATCAGTAACATCCGGATTTACTTTCGCCTCAGCGCCGGCGAGTTCGGGTCCGCGCTGACGTGTCAGCGAAACCGCGAAGCGCGCTTGGATCTGGCGAGCGATCGCTTCAGCATCGCAGACATCGTTAATTCGATGGAACATCGAGAAATTCGCGGACTGCACGGGAACGCCACGGGTCTGCGAAGGTCGATCGATATTCGCTAGGAATACAAAATCTTTCGCATCGTAGAGTTTCGGAGCAACACGTTGCACAGCGCCGAACGGGCTATACGAACAAACGTAGAAACCCAGCGCACGGCCGTATTCGTTCAGCTTGACGCCCTGCTCGATACGGTTGCCGTCGATGTCATAACCCGAAGCATAGAACGTACTGGCGATGCGATCCGCTTCGATGATCTGGATCTTGCCTTCGCTGGTCTTGATCCCGCCGACATCGCCATCCACAAACAGCGACCGCAGAATCTGGCGCTCAACCTGCCACCAACTGAACTGGCCGCGGATCTCAGGCTCAATGCAGTACGCAGCCCATTTCGTTTCGAGCAGATTGTTCAGCCGATCATCGGAAGTGCGCGCCTGCAGGTTGAAGCCGTTGCCGATGATGTTGTCGATGGCACGATTGATGGTGCCGCGGTAAATACCGTTGTTGCGATCAAAATCCTGCGACATCCAGATCAGGCGTTCGCGGTCGTAGCGGGTTTGGTAATCCGCGCTGCCACCTGGCGGAATCGCCTGGCCGTTTTTCACTGCGACCTCGACAGCGCGATAACCGAATTCCGTGTAATGGCCCAACACCGCTTTCTGGCGATCCAAACGGCCGAGCGCGGGCTTCTTCCCGCGCGTCGACTTCGCTTTAGATTTGGATGCCATCTTTGGCATCAGACCGCCCTCGCCTGCGTGAACGACCTTCGCGCCGCAGTTGCCGCAGTTCCGACTGCCGCAACGTATTCAGAAATCTTCTTTTCCTGCTCCTTCAACTCTTCGTAGTTCAGACTGCGACCGTCGGTAGACATCGATTGCGCGCGATTGAAGAGCAGCCACCGAACCGCTTCCAGGCAATCCGCCGCCTTCGTCGGATTGCCTTCCCAGGCCAGGTTATTGTTCAACTGCGCCAGGGCTTCGGCCTGCGTACTCGCACTCGTCAGCGCCATCGAAACTCCAAAAAAGCAGAAGGGCCGAAACAACAACGCCGTGCAAGGGATGCTGCCCAGCACGGCGCATTGTTTCGGCCCAATCAAAGCAACGGGGATCAGCCGCTGCAAAGTCTGCCCTATTCAATTGTCCGACTTACTTATCCGAGAGGGTTAAACCACTATTATTCCCCGCACGCAATAAGCTAGATACTAGATCTAGTATCAAGTTTTAAATGTTTCCGAGCACTGCCCGCATTTGTGATGCCGTAGGCGCTTCTCAATGAACTCTGGATGAGCCCGTGTTTGCGTGACGAAAGTGTGGCTCGAACCACACTTCGGACATTTCGGCCCTACGCCCGCCTTGCGCTCCCTCGGCTCGACTTGCTGTGCAGACGTCTGCACTGCTACGGGCTGAACCGGCGTCGGCCGAACCATTGATTGTTGCTGTCTTGCCATCGCGTCTCCCAAACTCCCCCACAGAAAAAGGCGTCTCCCAACGCCGGCCTATTTCAGTTCCACAATCACTTCTGCAGTCGCAATCGGATAACACTGTCCTTCAGCCGTTGGGCCAAACTCACTCGACGAAACCAGAATGTCCACGCCACGCCCGCATTCCATTCCTGCGTCACGCACATCGATAATTCGTGCATCAGCAGGCAGTGAAGCGATTCGACCGCGACCCATCAGAACCGGGGCAAGTTCACTCAGCCTCAACTTGAAAACTCGGCACTTCGACGGTTCAATGTCTTCCATCAGTAGCTTCTCCTCACAGGGCCATTCTTTGGCGCTCCTTGCGCATGTCTCTTTGACGGCGCCTGCGATTGCGACATTGCAAACCGCCGAATCTCAGCCAGAGCGAAAGCCATCCAGCACGTATCCCACCAATGATTCGCGACGCCAGGAACATGGTTCCAGCCGACTTTCAATTCCTTTGCAACGACGAGCTTCGGATTGATCGTTTCGATGTAGCGTTCGCTGGTCTGCTGCTTTGCGTACGCACGCGGCGCATCCTTGTGCAAGATGCGTGTACCGGCAGCCAGTTCGCCTTCCTTTGTTTTCATAGGCGCTTCGTATGCCCGCGCGGCAATCATCTTGTACTGGTCGACGTTGCAATCCACGCGGCGGCCTGGATTATTCTCAACGCGACAGATCCAATTTTTTCCCATGGCGGCGTCAGCGGTCGGCGTTGACCAGGGAGATTGACCTTTCAGTGGAACGAACCGCGGCGTCGATGCGCAGAACGCCAGCACAGTTTCGTACCATGCGAAAGTTTCAGCCGTGCCACCACAGTCCACACCAATCACTGCGGGATAGATCGGCTCTCCGCGTGCGTTCTTCCAGCCCGTCGAGGACTTCGCATGAAGAGCGACCAGCGCAGCATGCACCGCGGCCTTCACCATGTCAGCTCGAACACGCGGATCATCGGCCATCCTATATTCGCCGCCGGTGTTGAGATTCGTTTCCTGTTGCCCCTGATCGACGAGTTGATTCAAACCGTTCGCCGCAAACGCATCGCACTCCCAATGCAGCACGTTCGAACCAACGTCGATCGACATCGTCAAGAATTCACACCATAACGGCACCACGCCGCGATCCGGGCCAATCCTGCGAGCGAGGAGATGCTCGACATCCAGTTCAGTTGTGCGCTGATTTTCATCCTCAGGCGGATTGTTCTGCAGTTCGCACTGAAAAGCCGTCTCATCTTTCGCGCGTTCCAGATACAGCGACCAGAGCGGCATGCGGATCGGATCGAGCAGTTCGGCGCCGGCGTCCATTTCAAGCTTGTGCGCGGCGTAGTAGCGTAGCGCGTTGCGCTGCGGCTCCTGCAGTTCGGAGAAATCAGCGACCGAGATCCCGATTGCTGCGGCCGTCACGGCTTCATCGGCAAGACGATCGGTACCAGGAGTGGCCGGATTGGGCCCGCAGAGCTCGATGAATCGGTCCCACTTCTCCTTGTCGTTCGGCTCCTTGAGCAGAGCAGCTCGCCGGCGGCCGCGCCACTGCGGTGAGACCTTTGGATCAGTCAGCCGCTGCGCGATGCAGTTTGGCCGGCGGATCGTGTTGATGAAGAAATACGCCGCGGGCTTGCCGCGTTCGTGCAGATGCAGCACTTCGAGGTTGATGCGATCCTCACAGCGCTTCATTTCGTTCGCGCTCGACGCAATGTCCATCGTCTCGACGTCGTC